CCCTCCTACAATAACTAGACATCTTGGCATAAACCTTGCTCAATCATTTTTATAACTGAATCATACATTGTGCTCGGGCCTGTATTTGGTCCCCCATATTTGCTGACCTCGACATTATTAACAACCGTTGCAAATTCTTTTCCATCAATACTAAGATTTACATTGATGGTGGGAGGAGGCCCTAGGTTGCCCCCAGAAGCCCTGCCCCCTCCAACGGCGGCTACCGCTGCGGCGGGACCGGCAGCTAATGAAGTAGCTACCATTGTGGCTCCCAGAGCGACTGTTTTCATTGTGTCCAAGCTGTTGATATCTTCCACGATGCTATGTATCGCCATGGCTGTAACCAACATGCTCTCTGCTAACCCTGTTCCAAACTCGCCTAAAGAGTTTACCATCAGCGAAATGCCGGCAGCTGCTAAGCCAATGCTGATTCCGATTGATAACATTGCTGCAGCAAAAGCGAGCAAACCTGGCATAGCAGCTGTCAAGCCTGTGCCGACAGCGCTCACAGAGCCTCCAAAGGCCCAAAATGCTGCGGTAACCATGCCCAAAATCGTGATAAAGCCTGGGGATCCGGCTTTGTAGATAAGTATATATGCTAGACCTAACACAGCTGCAGTAAACAGCGCCAATCTCATCGAGGCTGCGGTGATGGACGCAGCATGCGCCCAATTTGCCGCAGTCGCTATCTTGGTTGCAAAAGTTCCTAGAGCTGTGACAGCTCTATAGCTCACCATCGCCACAATTGCAACATCTAAGTAGTGGATGATGAAGCTAAGCATCTGGATTCCGGTTTTGAACAAAGAAATAAGAGGTCCAAGTTCAACTGCCAATCCCCTCATTACTTGTCCCAGCTCTTCCAATATAGTATTAAACTGGGCTGTTTGTTTTGCTAGCTCTGCCATATCTTCTTGGGATTTCTTGGGCTCTCTTATTAAGTCTATATCTCCGCGCATCATAAGAGCAAGCTGTTGCTCGTTTAAACCTATTGCCGTTGCTAATGCCTTTCTTTCATAATATTCCATATCATCAAAAGACTTTCCGGCCATATCAACCCTTTCTTTCAGGATCTCAAAGCGCTTCGAAGGGTCGGTCTCTGCGACAAGTTCTAGCGTATTTAAATATGGACCCCCAAGAAGAGCATTTAGTTTACCCACGGAATCTGCTGCACCATCAAAAGTATCAAACTTTTTAGTAAGAGCAAGCAGATCTGCCATAGCTAAGCCAGTATTCTTGGCTTGAACTTCAAGTTTCCTGAAAGCGTCAACCCCATTGTCTCCCAAAGCAGCAATAAGAGGCCCCATTGTCTCAAAATCACTTGCTATTTGATCAACAGACACTCCCAAGTCCTGTGCAAAAGTAAACAGCTCTCTTTGAAGCCCAGCTGCCTGCTTTGTGCTCATACCCAGAACCTTTGTCGCGAACTGAATGTTTTTTGCGCTAGTTTGAGCTGATACTCCTAGTTCGTTTAGCACGGCAACGTTTTCCGCCAGCTCTTTTTGCTGGTTTTCGGACATCTCAGTAAAATCTGTAACATTCAGGAACAATGTTTGAATAGATTCGCCTGCTTCTGCAGCGCTCACACCAGCTGTGAAGAGGCCTCGCTCCAAGCCTCTAATATTGTCGTCAAACTCGCCAGAAGCTCCAGTAGATTTTCGAAAGTTGACCACTGCCTGATCTTGCGCGATGGCAAGTTCCATTGTTTTGACTTCTGCGGTGTCAATCAACCCCGTCATAATATTCATAGGGTTTTTGAATTTGCCTATATTTTCAGAAAATCTGTTTGCAAACCCAGCCGGATCAGAAAACATAGCACCCATGCCGGTCTCTGGAACATCCGAATGCATCCACCCGAATGTTCTCTTAAAAAGATTGTCTGCATGGTTATAGATGGCACCTTGTGCCTTTAGCTCACGTTCTGCTTCGTCGGCCTTCTTCGTAGCGATTCCTAGTTGTTCAAGCGCTTTAGCAATTGCTTCGTCGAGAAGCTTGAGGCCTTCTTTATCACCCTCCAGAAGCTCACGCTCTGCTTGTAGCCGAACCGCTTCTTCCTTTCTAAGTGCTTCTGTTATTCTTAATTTTTTAAGCGCGTTGTCTGCTCTTTGTCGATCATAATCAAGAGCAGATTTGTCTTCAATGTTCTGCGACTGCTTTATATCAAGTAGTTGTTTTTCAATTTCGAGGTTTGCTTGCTTCTTCCTTGCACTTTCTACGGTACTCTCTACGTCTGAACCAATATCGTCACCAGCCATAACTTACTCCTTTATTTAAATGGCCACTTGATGCCAGTGTCCTTTTCAAAGCCTTTTATTGAATTATCAAGCTTTGCTTTATTTTTGTATGTTGTTGGGTGGTCCAGGCCATATCTTCTAACTGCCTCGATATAACTCTTTTCGCCATGAACAGCTCTCGCAAAAGCTTCAACATCCCTCTTGTTCCCCGTAACAGAAATAGGAGGAGTCCAACCACCAAACAAGCCCTTTAGAAAAAACTCAATCCAAGCTCCAAACATCCCCAACAGACCTTCATTTAATTGCTTTCTTTTGAGCATTTCAAGATCAATCACTATTTTGGTTAGTTTACCTTCTTTAAGTTCCTTGGGTGTACTTATTCCTTTTGCCGCGAGCCCGGCAGCGCGCAATATTAAGTATCTAAGACCTCTAAATCGAATTTTATAGTCATCATTATTCTCAACCTCCTTTTCATGCTTTGTGATTAAATCCTTGTATTTCTTTTTCAAAGTTGCCAAAGAAGCTTTGGCAACTTTTGGTTCTACGGCCACATAATCAGTAAGATCCATTAAGATGGAACTTTCCTGTTTGCCTGTGACGGGTGGTATATTCGGGGCCTTTTGAGAGCCCTCACCTTCTGAATTCTCAATCATTGTCAACTCTTCTTCTAACATTGTTTCTTTCTTTTCTTTGACTGTTCGAAGAACACGTCTAGAAAGGAAATACTTTCTCAATATTTGGCCAAATTTATCAATAAAGTTGACAGCCTCTTTCGTTTTCATAGCTCTCATGGTAAGAATTCCGGCAGCGTCGTAAAGATAGCCAACAACTTCCTCTTTTTGTTCTTGATTAAGAGCTTCTGGTTTTTCCTCTTCTTTCTCAGGATCCGTTGCAACTAGCGCTGTAGTTTGACGTACCGCTGGAAGCTGTGGTTCTGTAGTTTGACGTACCGCTGGAAGCTGTGGTTCTGTAGTTTGACGTACCGCTGGAAGCTGTGGTGGATCGTTATTGAGCGCTTCAATCTCACTGGTTAGTTCTTTTATCCGTTTTTTGAGGTTTCTTCGATCTTCAGGGAAAGTACGCTTTATTTTATCACCATATATTCCAAGTTTTTCTAAGGCAGCTGCTTTTATGCGAATACCATCGGGAGTATTATCCATTTTGCCAGCTTTGAGCTGTCTTTGGATTATAGTTATTTTCTTATTGTATGTCTTGGCCCTCTGCCGTTTCTCTTTTCTGTTAGAAGCCTCTTCCAGCGACCCTTCCAACATCAGGTCAATCTGCTGATCCAAGCATTCATATCGTCTTTGCGACCTTTCCAGCATTAGGTCGATTTCTCTATCAAGATTGCCCATTAATGTTGCTCTCCCTATTACATAAATAGTTTCCAGAAACAAAAAGGCCGGAAGTCTTAAGGACGACCGGACTTTGATTATCTTTTAGATTCTTCTAGCTTTTCTTTTTCTTTTTCAAATTGCTCAACAAGTCTTTGCAAAAACCAACGACGAATGGTTATAGGGAGGTTATAAGCTTCCATAAACGACCAATTTCCGTGGTATTTCAGAAGAAATAACTCTTCATAAACATTCGCAATATAATCATTGCTTAGACCAAAAAAAGTCCACCGTTAGGGGGATATCTACCTCCTTCTCGAATCCGCATACTCCACAAGTGAAATATTGAGTCATATCCAAGCCTGGAACGACTTTGAGATATGCTGCTCGCAGATAACGAGAGTCAAAAGCTGGTAAAGCATCAATCACTCGACTAATAGTCTTATATTCATCAACTCCGTTTACAGATACAATAATCTTTTTTAGTTGATCAGTTAAGTTTGTCTCATGGGCTCCACGCTTCTTGGCTTGTTGCATTTTCGCTGCAAGCTCATTCTCATCTTTAGAGGTCAAAAGACGAACTTCCACCTCAAAGCTTGTTCTGGGCAGTTTTACAATGAAGGTATTACTCTCTGTAGGCGTAATATCGTAATCATCAAAATCGTCACCGACATATACTTCTACTTCCGATAAATCAAATGTATTTTCAGAAGGTTTCATACAAGCGGGACAAGTTACTTTTGTAGTATATTCTGCTCCGAACCCATTAATACGGGAAGAAACAAGAATAGCATTCTTATCGCCAGATAATAAATTGCCAACACTAATCCTCTTATTTAAGAGAACATTTTGAAGGAACCTATCGATTGCTAACCCTTTCTTTAAAAGTGAAGGAGAAGTTAGAATATCTTCATCCTTTGCTGTCATAAACTTGATCTCAATGGTCTCTTGCCCACAAAGTGGATGACCCTCTGGATAATATCTGCCTTTTGAAGGTAGATCTACCAGCTCCGTTGGGGTTGAAAAGTCCAACGGAATTCTTGCTTCATCAGAGACCATTGCAGGAGCGGGATCAGCCGCTGCTGTAAGCCTCTTACTATTATCTCTCATAAACACCTCTTGTTATTATTCTTTGCTAAATTCCCAAGTCTCAAGCTCATTGGATTTATCAGACGTTGTAGACCCATCAAAGTTAGTTTGGGTAAAAGCTTTTGCTGTAGGATCCTTATAGTATTGGAAAGAGCGTTCATCGCTATAAATCCAGCCGTCTCCATTGGGGCTCTGATAAGTTGGACCAACAGGATGACTTCCAAGTTCTGTAGAATACAAACCATGCTGAATACAAGTAAAGCTCGTATATCCAAGCACAACAGTTATCTCAACAAACTCATCACTTGAGTAATCTAATTTGCCAAAGTTGATCGACTTTATATATGCCTCTTGAAGTTCCCAAGTCTCAAGTGCTATTGCCTTGTGCACACCGCCAAGCTGGAGGGTTCCGTGATCCAACTGCTCAAAATAAACTCTACCAATAGATTTTCGAAAAACATCACCATCAAAGTTGCCTAAGTTTCCATGCGACCGAGCAGCTGTCTCATCTAAATATCCAGCCCTCCTAGCCAAGCGAAGAAGCTTCCTGCTAGCATTTGGATATGACGGATCCACCAAGGTCATAGTTATATCTGACATCTTGGGAACACTGAGTATCTTTTCATCTGGGATTTGAGAACCAACATTTGCTTCACCTTCGTTGGCTACTCTAAAAGTCATTGTTGGTTTGTCAATGCTTTTCGCATACCAGATAAAGGCATCATCCTTATCCACATCTTCATAGCCTTGTCTGGAGCCTGCTTCATCTTTAAAGGTCAAGCCTCCAAAGTAAACCTTAAACCGAAACTGTCTTTTCGGCTCCCATGGCGAAACATTTGTCCAAAAAGCCTCACTAGACATCTAAGCCTCCTTGCCTACGGACCAGCGAAGAACTTATCGCCCTCTGCAGGATTGGTTCCCTTGGATTCAAAAGATGCCCAATCATACTTAAATTTCATAGTTACTTCAAGCAAATCATCTGAACTATAATCCAGATCTCCAAAAGTAACCTCCATGACCCATGCGTGGTTAAGTGTCCATTTCTCCAGCCACTCACCCTCTTCATCAATTTGCTCAATAATGACATTCTCTAAAGCTGCGACAGAGCCTGCCTTTGACATAGAAGCAAAGTCTACATCATTAACAACTCCTTGTGGAATCCTATATCCTGCTGCCTCAAGAAGAAAAGACATTGAACCTGCCAAATCTGGATCAACAGGATCAACAAAAGTAACAGAAACCTCTGTCCAAGAAGCCCGTCCTGGCCAATAGTATGTATGGTTTAAATATTCGTGCTTAGCCTCGGTGAAAGACACCTTTGGCTTATCTGCTTTTTTGGCATACCAAATATAGTCGCCATCTGCCAAACCAGGGATCTGTATCCGAAATCTAAAACCTCTTTTAGGATCTTGTGCTGGTGTGGCTGTCCAAAAATTCTTGGCCATTATTGTTAGTCTCCTATTATATTCTAACTAGTGTAGAGAAATGATTTTTCCCTTTAGTCCTCAAAAGACGCGCCAGAGCGCATAATAATAAAGTCAATCGCAATAAACTCTACGGCCCTTGTCGGCTTGATTAAAATTTTCGCATACATAATGTTGCGATCAACAAGGTCTGCTGTTGTTGTCGACTCATCTAAGACCACCCGGAAATCGTCAATACCGAAACCAACTTTTACTCCTCCCAAGAACCGATCTGCGCGGCCCTTGAAGCTGTTCCAAGTAGCTTGAACATTGGGCTGGAAGAGTGTTGTCGAGGCAATACCAGAGATACCACGCTTGACGTAGATCATTAGGCGTCGGACGTTGATTCGGTCCAAGGCAGACTGTGTAGCCTGCAAGGTCTTTTGTCCATATACCACAACACCTTCTGCTGGGAAGCTTGCGATTGGATTGATGTTGAGTTCATAAAGGTCGTCTCTGTTAGCAGAAGTTAGCTTTGTTTCAACGCCAGTTACAGCCAGGCCACCGGCACCGGCTGATAATCCACCTCTGGTAAATCCAGCGGGAGCAAACCAAACATCTGCTGCTCGTTCCGTATTAGCCATAACTCCTAGCGCTACGACGGACGGAGGCATAGTCAAGAATGTACCTGTGGATTCGTCGCGGACCTTGACCCAAGGGTAGTAAGCACACCCATAAGATGTATTAAGATTTCGAGCTTCCATGTTTGAAAGAACATTTGCCAGGTTACCTTGTCGATCCGAAATGCTGTCACTACTTTCATGTCGAGCCTGAAATCCGCCCTTGACATCAATAATAGCCAAAGCGTCTGCACGGGCCTCAACAGTATCCAAAAGATACTTCGTAATAGGCTCATTCGTAATACCTGGGATACAAGCAACATTCATTTCTACAACTTCTGGATCTGCAATCGTATCAATTGCTCGACGAAGAGTGTAAAATG